AGAAGAAAGAAAAGGATGGAACAGAAATCGTTGGAAACCTTATCAAGGCAAAGACTGCTAAGTCGCGTCTGAGCAAGGAGAACAAGGATGTTACGGTGCGTCTTTATTACGATGAGCGTGGTCTTGATCGATATTATGGCCTTCTTGAACTGGGAGAGATTGGTGGTCTCTGGAAAAATGTGGCAGGTCGTTATGAGATGACTGTTGATGGTGAGACTAAGAAAGTCTATGCCAAAGCAATCCTCAAAGATCCAGAAGTCTACTTTACTCCTGAGGTAATGGAGAAACTGGATGAGATTGCAAAAGAGGAGTTTAGTTACGGATCATGATTGATTTATTTGGAGATGTTAAATTTAAACCATTAAGAAAATTTCAACAGATTCTTGATAATTACTATATTACAAACACTGGAAAAATTTATAGTAATCATAGTGACAAGTTTCTAACTCCACAAATGTCTGCCAGTCATAATCAATACTTACAAGTAAAAGTAAATGTTCCTGCAAAGCAGTTTGATTATCCTTATTATCAAAGTCGTAAACAAAAAAACACTTGTAGAGTTCCTGTTATTGTGCATAAAGCAGTAATTGAATCTTGGAAACCGATAGATGATTATCCACCTATCCCTAAAGAAGATTGGGATAAATGTCCCGAATCTGCAAAAGAGTGGATCCGAAACACTGCAGTTGTTGATCATATTAATGGAGAAAAATTGGACAATAGATTAGAAAATCTTCGGTATGTAATGCCCAAAGAAAATTGTGTATATCACAAAAAATATGAATTAAATGATTAAAATTCTAAAAACTGGAATCAATGTAAGTAAAGTAGTACAACAACTGAAGAAATATCCACAGGATTGGGATCACCAGAAAACTCTGGAAGGATCCCAATCCTTAGTTGATAGGGGATTTGCAGACTTGCCAGTCTCCGCACTTCAACTTATAATAGGTGGTGTCAAACACAAAGATGATTTTGTGGGAGACTCGGAGATCAATATTAAAACTCCAGCCTATGCTCATCACAGTGAAATCAGAAAGATCATACGCAAACAGTTTAAGAATGCGGATATTCATCGGTGCGGTTTTCTTTCACTTCCTGTAGATGAGATTGTAGGTGCTCATATTGATGAAGGTACTTATTACCTGAGCAGAAACAGGTATCATCTTTCTATACTTGGAAGATATCAATATTTCTGCGGCAAAGAAACTGTCATCGTTGAACCAGGAACTCTTCTTTGGTTCAACAATAAACTTCCTCACGGCACGGTGAATGTCGGTGATGAAACAAGGATAACATTCGTTTTTGATATTCCGCATGGACAAAGTTGAAATTCTGATTCTTCGTAATCTAATCTATAATGAAGAGTATCTTCGTAAGGTAGTTCCTTTTATTAAAGCCGACTACTTTGAAGATCCCATTCAGAGAACTGTATTTGAAGAAGTTTCTAGTTTTGTTCAGGAGTATAATCAACCTGCAACGAAAGAAGTTCTTTGTATTGAGACTGAAAAGAGATCTGATATCAATGACTCTTCTTTTAAAGAGATAACAAAACTCATCAGTTATCTTGAGGATGTCCCTACAGATTTTGATTGGCTATGTGATACTACAGAGAAGTGGTGTAGGGACCGTGCTATCTATCTGGCACTTATGGAGTCCATCGCACTTGCTGATGGTAAAGATGAGAAGAAGGACCGTGATGCTATCCCAAGCATCCTCTCAGACGCTCTGGCGGTCTCCTTTGACACTCACATTGGACACGACTATCTTCTTGATTATGAGGCAAGATATGAGACATACCACCGCAAAGAAGACAAGATCGAATTTGACCTTGAATATTTCAACAAAATTACCAAAGGTGGTCTACCGAATAAAACGCTTAATATTGCTCTCGCTGGCACTGGTGTCGGTAAATCTTTGTTTATGTGTCATGTCGCATCTGGGGCTCTCCTCAGCGGAAACAATGTATTATACATCACGATGGAAATGGCTGAAGAAAAGATTGCAGAAAGAATTGATGCTAATCTTCTCAACATCCCTATCCAAGAGATAACTGATCTCCCAAAGGTGATGTTTGAAAATAAAGTAACAAACCTTGCAAAGAAAACTCAAGGTCAGTTAATTATTAAAGAGTACCCTACAGCGAGCGCACACAGTGGACACTTTAAGTCACTTCTTAATGAACTTGCACTTAAGAAATCATTTAGACCTGATATTATTTTCATTGATTACCTTAATATATGTGCTTCCTCACGGTATCGCGGAAATAGCACTGTCAATTCATATTCTTATATCAAAGCAATTGCTGAAGAGCTTCGAGGATTGGCTGTTGAAGCAAACGTCCCTATCGTTTCTGCCACGCAGACCACTCGCAGCGGTTATGGTAGCTCTGATGTTGAGCTTACTGATACTAGTGAGTCCTTTGGTTTGCCTGCTACTGCTGATCTTATGTTTGCCCTTATTTCTACAGATGAGCTTGAGGAGTTGGGACAAATTATGGTGAAGCAATTGAAGAATAGATATAATGATCCAACAATGTATAAGAGGTTTGTTGTTGGCATTGACCGCGCCAAAATGCGTCTTTATGATTGTGAGCAATCTGCACAAGAAGATATTTTGGACAAAGGTAGGGAAGAAGAGTATGAATATAATGATGAAAGCAAACCAAAGAAAACATTTGATGGGTTTAAGTTTTAGAAAATAGAGAGTTATGAGAATCTTATCAATTTCGCCAGGATATAATAGTAATGTTTGTGTTTTGAATGACAAAACTGTTGAAATGTTTTTGTCTGAAAGTGAAATAACAAATATTCCAAATGAAGACTTTCCTATAAAATCTCTTCAAATTGTATATGAGAACTACAAAGATAAAAAAATTGATGTAGTTCTTTGTACAGACACTTCAAAAGATTATGACGGACATAGTTTTTTTAAGAGATATGTAGAAAAACTTTTTTCTGCAAAAATGGAAAGTGAAACAATTGTAAAAGATCTTGTTAAACATACATCTGCTGCTGCAGCATCTTTTTACATGAGTAATTTTGATGATGCTTTAGTTCTTGTTGTAGATTCAAATGGATCTATTATTTGTGATGAATTTGATAAAGAATATCAAGAATCTGAAACAATTTTTTATGCATCATATCCAGATGTATTTTCTCCATTATACCGTTGTTTAAAAACAAATGCTGATAGTATGTCTCATGAATTTTTAAATGAATTGAGAAATAGATATAGATTTTCAGATTTAAATTTTTCAAAAATTGGCATTTGTGATTTATATGAATCTGCAAATGCTTTTATTGGAAAGTGCGAATATGATGGTTCATACTCGACTGATATATCTTTATTGTCAGATAGAGATATTGACTTTGATGTGTTTACTGAAAATCATACGGTAAAGCATGAAAATTTTGAAAAAGTTGAGTATGATTTTTTTACTGGAAAAAATCCATACATTTACAGAAAGTATATTGGAAAATATGAATCTTTAATATGTGAAGATAATTACACAAATCCAGCAGACTATTGTAATTCTCTGCAAGTGAAAACTCAAAATGCAATACATTCTTTACTTAAAAAATATATTGATATGCATGAAGTAAAAAATGTATGTATCACTGGAAGATATGCAACAAACCATATTACAAATTCTTTTCTATTGGAAAAATTTCCAGAAATAAATTTTTATTTTGATAATAATTGTGATGGTTCAATGTTGAGTGTTGGACTTGCTATGGATTATTATAGAATGGTTAGTAGAGATACTGAAAAAGTAAATACTATAGTAAATTATTTTGATAGAAATACTGATTATAATTTGTCTGATAAGCAAACTGAAAATATAATTTCAATTTCAGAGTTATCAAAAGTTATTCAGGATAAAAAGATAGTTGCATTTGTTGAAAATAATTTGGAAGTTGGAATTAAAAAACTAACAAGTTGTTGTCTTCTTGTAAATCCAATTGAGAATGACTTTAGAAAATATCTTGATGGTATTAAATATAGATCTTGGTATAAAAACTATCCAATTATTATTTTGGAAGAAAAATTTTCTGAGTACTTTGAAACCTATCAAAGAACTAAAAATGAAAATCTTATGGTATCTTTTCGTGCCAAAGATATAATGATTGAGAAATATCCTCATATCTTAAGCAAAGAAAATACTTGTAGAGTTCAGACAATTTCAAAATCTTCCAATTATGGTAAAGAGATGTATGAATTACTTTCGGATTTTTATGATAATACCCAATGCCCATTTTTGGTAAATACAAGTTTTAATGTTTCTGGTAATTGCTCTCCTTCTACTAAAGAAGAATATTTAATTCTTTATTCGGATGTTCAAGAGAATGTAGTTTCAAAATATGGAATACCTGGTATATATTTTGCTGATGAGAGTAAAATGATAACTCAGAAAAATAAATACGAAACTGATGAAAGGATAAAGAACTTCTTCTTAAATAGTGAAATAAAATACGTACTATGAGGATAAAAAAAAGTCCTTGCCATTTGACCTAAAATTTGATAGAATAACGATTCAGAGACCAAAGACTATGAAAAAACAAATTGATTCTCAAAAGTATCTTGAGTTTGTCAGTCAAACAACTAGTGCCCCTAGTCTTGACTATCCTGTTCTTGCAGCACGTTTGACCGAACTGGAAGCTAATGGTGCTAATGTCACGCAACTTTTGACTGCTGCTCTTGGTTTGACTGCAGAAGCAGGTGAGTTTACTGAGGTTGTGAAGAAGATTTTCCTTCAAGGTAAACCATATACCGAAGAAAATGTATTTCACATGAAGCGTGAATTGGGTGATATTTGCTGGTATCTGGCACAGGCATGTATGGCACTTGATACTACTTTTGATGAGGTTATTTCTATGAATGTTGAAAAACTGAAAGCACGTTATCCTGGTGGTGAATTTGATGTTTATCGATCTGAAAACCGTGAGGAGGGAGACCTGTGATTAAACTTGAACTGGAAGTAACAAACGCTGCTGCTATTCGCCAAGTTCTTTTCAAAGAACAAGAAAGGTATACCTATGATCCAACTTGTGTGCCGCCGAGAATTACTAGGATCCGTGATGTGATTCTTGATATTGACAATCAAATTGAAGAGGAATTGAAGAATGAAACTACTGACACTTGAAGATTATCAAAAAGCAGGTGAACAGTTTTGGCCTAAGTATTGGTATGTGGCAAAAGAACTAGGTGAAGATTCAAAACCTGAAGATGTTCTGAAGGTAATGGAAGCAGTTGGTGGTGTTGCTCTCAAATTGAAACTTGAAGAAACTGTTCCATTTGGGTTTAACAAAAATAAAGATGGTGCTTTAGAAGTTGAATCTCCAGATCAATGTCCATCTGGAACTGTTGCTATGAAGTCTGATGAAGAATCTTGGGCATGTTATAACCTCTAAAAAATGAATGGAGATTAAAAAAAGTGGCAAAAGAACATCCTGAAATTGCTGAAGTTGAATGGATTGATGACGCATTTTATGTAGAAGAAACCCGATTCATGTGGAAGAGTGTACGTAAAGATACTGGAAAGGATTTTCTTTTTGCAGTCGATAAAGATTCAGTAATTAAAATGACCAGATGGTATCTTAAATGCGAACAAGAAGGCACATTGCATTTATATACTAGAGTTGTTGGTGATGCTTTCGTTGGGGGGAAATTATAACTTTCCTCCTTTATAAATATTTCAAAAGTCTTTATAAAAATGAACTACGAAGAGATTAGAGACCTTCGAGAGGCATATAATCAAGTTTATGCTCCTCAAGAAGTTGAGGAAGTCTATAAAGGCAAGCATGGTCAGTCTGACAAAGAGTATGCTGACTCACGCTCGCAGGGTGGTAAGATGGTTTCTGGTGACTCTAAGCAATCGGGTGCTGAATACACACACGGTCGCAGAGTCAAGGCAGCAAACCCTGGTATGCAACCTGACGTAGGTGGTAAGACCAAGCCTAAGTCGCAGGGTAAGATGGATCGTGGCACCCGTGCTGATATTGAGTACCGCAAGGCAAACCTGAAGAAGGAAGAACTGGAACTCGATCAGATGGTTGAGTCTCTGATTGAGAGAGGACACACCGAGCAAGAAGCATATGCTCTTGTTGCACAATTCACTCTTGATGAAGACTCACGTCGTATGAGCAATAAGCAACATACTAAGCGTGTAAGAGCTAATATCAAGGCTTTTGGAAGCAACTATACTCCACCTAATAACTATGACCCCGATGCTAATCGTGGTCAAGGAGAAGTTGTTACTCCTAAACAGATGGAGAAGAAGCGTCGTAAAGCACTTCGTCAAGAAGATTATGTAAATGAAGCACAAGCAGCAAGAAACAACCCTGAAAAGTATGAAAGAGAGCAGAGCAAAAAGTCTGCTCCTGTTCGTGGAGAAAAAACTCCTATGCCACCAAGAGGTGATAAGCGTAGAGAGGACTTTGAGAAGTGGTATGCTGCTAATGTTCGCTGATAAATAGGACGGGAAGTTGACATTCTAACCCCTTGACTTTTTAGTTGAGGGGTTTTATAATATCTTTGTTCGGGGTTATAGCTCAACTGGTAGAGCGCCTGCTTTGCACGCAGGAGGTTTGGGGTTCGAGTCCCCATAACTCCATAAATACCTAAAAAAGTAATGGCACTAGAATACTCTGAGGTAATGGCAGCAGGTGCTATGTTTTCCACCTCTGCAGAATTGAGAAAAGCATCAGAATCTATAGAAGCATTGGGTGAGTGGATAATTAATGCTGCTAAGAAAGTTGCTGATAATGTTGAATTTGGAAGTTCTCGCAATGAATTTCTTGAATTTATGAAACCAACTCCTGCTGCATTCAAAGAAGCAGCAGTTGGCATATCTGCTGCTCTTGCGATTAAAGGATGGTTAAAATCTAGTCATGGTCAAGGAAATGATGCTGTTGCTCAAAAAGTATTTTTGACTGGAAATGTTTGGCCAAAGGAAGTTGAAAAATTTAGAATCAAAGCATATGGATTTGATGATTACAATTCTTCCGACTTTATTATAAAAACAGGAGATAAAAAATATTTTGGTGTTTCTCTTAAAAAGAAACCAAAGAAAAATTCTGCCGATCCTACCCTAATCAATAAAGCATTTGATACAGTATTGAATGGTAAACAATTTGATACGATTAAAAAAGAAATAACTGAATTGAGAACTGAGTATTTTGCTGGTCTTGTCAGGCAAGCAAATGAAGATGGAATTCTTTTTATCGAAAATATTGAGAAACAAACAGATAAAGAACTTTTTGAGGCAAAGAAAAGGGATAAGAAAATATTTGATAGAGCATATATTAATATTAAAGGCAGTCTTTCTGGTGGATATGGTAATGATAAAGCACCAGATGCTATGAGAAAATTTGTTAATGCAGATCTTGCAAAAACAAATAATATCTTATTTAAAAGATTGACTCAATATATGAACGATAATGCAGATCTCTTTGCAAAGACACTTATCAATCTTGTTCTTAAAGTAAAATTATATGATGAACTATCTGCCAACAAAAAACTAAAAGATTTTACATTTGGTTTTGCCTTGG